AATCCCCAGCCTTTTTTAGCACACCAATCTTAGGAGTGCTAAAGTTTTGGATATCTGCCATCTCTCCATCTTCTACGAGAAAGGGAGAAACGTTGCGGTTAACACCCCCTGCTAGATAGATAGTTTTATAATTCAATTACCACTCGTAGAGGTCAGACCCAAAAGCAAGTCCTATTTTATTAGTGTTAAGTTGCTGTCTGGACTGCGCTACGAACTCCACATAATTTTCTAATTCTTCTTTAAAGAGTTGTCTGTAAGCGTAACCTCTGGTTCCTATTCCTGTTTCGTTGTCCTTTGCTATCCAGATTTTATAGAGGGCGTAATGTTTTAAGACATCTTTTGCCCCGTAAGGAAGACCGTGTTCTGAGGACTCGGTGGACATTTCCGTAGGATACGCCCAGTACCATATAAATGCCCTCCCTCCTGTTGAGTCTGGGGTAGGTCTTAAAATAAAAGTAGAGCCTCTTATAGCAACCATAGGACCTGTTTTATAATAAGATGTGTCAGGTTCGCCAAAGGCTTCGCTTATATATTCAGCCTTGTGTGCGTCTGTCGCTGTAGTTCCGTCATAATTTACATCCATCCTTATAAACCCTAGAAACCCTGTAGGGAGAGTGTAATCGTAGTCGCTGGCTGTAAGGTCTTGTGTAGTATATGCTTTAAAATAGTCAGGATAAGTTTTGAAAAGTTCTGTCGTAATTCTTCGCACCCCCGCTTTAAGTTGTCTGTGAACCTCGTCAGTTGAGAGGTCTTTTCCACCAGCATCTCCGAACTCTTCCATAATCTCCTCAGTCATCATATATAAAGAGTCTTCTGTGTACCCCGTACCTAGAACTGCAACCGAGTAACTCGACAGCCCCGTTGTAGTAGAATTGTAATATTTTATCTTATACCAAGTAGCTGTAGTACCTGTCGTGTCATCATAGACGGTAGCATCTTGGTCTAATGTAAGGTCAACTGTCGTGAGAAGGGTGTAAACCCCGTCTTCTGCGTCTGATGTGTATATTTTGGCTTGGTTATATTTAATTTGCGAAACTGAAGTTCTGGCTGCGTGAGCAAATACAGGTCCAGAAGTATGCCCCAACGTGGTAGTTCCTGTAGTCGAGGTAAGTTTTACAATCTCCGTCATCTCCTCACCGAGAGCTCCGAATACAACATAATCGTTGGTGGCAAAACCTGTATTATTTTCTACTGTACTAGAAGTTGCCAGAGCGGCAACATCTGCTGTTAATCTTGTCTCTTGATTTTCTAAATTTGGGTGCTGAACTATAATCTCCATATGTTTAATTATAACATTGAAAACAGAAAACTGCCCCCAGATATAATGTTTGTTAATTTTATAAAAGCTACAGTTCTGTAAGCGGGTTCGTTTGAGGAAGATTCTGCTGATGTGGAAGCATTAGCATGGACAGACGTTGCATTAGCAATAGTTACAGTGTGAACGGACTGATAGTTAGTAACATCAGAACCACCTTCTTTTCTTGTTGTTACATTAACGTGTGCTGAGTGTGTTCCTGTGTGGGTATGGGCACTTCCAACGTGTGTGTGGTTTTGAGCAGCATGAACGTGGGTGTTAGAACCCCCGCTAGTATATGCTTCCGAGGTCGTATTAGCACATTTTAAATGCTTTCCTCTCATAAAAGGAAGTTCAGACCACCCCGAAGGAATATCTGCGAGAGTACCAAGCCACATCCCTATCATCCCCACTACTTCTAAAAGAGCCTCTGTTTTATTCTGAACAGGAATTAGTTTCATATAAGCTGGTTCTACAGTTTCTGTTGTGGTTTGACTGATAGACTCCCCTGCAAGAGAGGCTGTGGCTGCTGCTGCATATACCGTGTGGGTGTGTGCTATAGACATATTGTTGGTTCCACCTGATAGAGCGTTGTTTGCTGGAGACGCACCAGAGGTACTGTTAGCGTGGGTGTGTGAAGCTACGCTGTGAGTATGTACAATATCGTGTACATTTGTATAAGTTCCGCCTGTAGTACCAGCATCTTCACCCGTTCCAGCACCTTTTAAATACTTGTTTCTTAAATCAGGTGTGGAGTTCTCTCCGTTACAAAAGGTAAATCCTAGCGTGGAAGAAGTGTCTACAAAACAAATTCCGTCATCCACAAGACCATTAACAGGAGCCGAGGGTTTAATAAAGATGACTTCGTGGTAAGGGGGGTCGTTTGCAAAAGTATCATAGCTGGAAGTTACACTAGATAGTCCACCACCAGAGGGATTTCCTGTAGTTCCTGTGTGAGTGTGAGCCTGATAAATACCCCCGCTACCAGCACCAGCGTCTCTTAAAACCTGTATATTTCCTGTAGCGTTTGCTAAAGAATAAGTGTGTGTGTGGTTGTTTAATAGGTGTTCGTGTGCTGGAGAGGTGTGAGTGTGTGTGGTGGCACCCCCCGTAACATTAGGATTAACTCCAAGAGCCGTTCCCTTGGGGTATTTAGAATCAAGCGTGGTTTCTCTCTCCCAACCAGCGGGGATACCAGCATGAGTTCCGTTCCAGATGAATATTACGCCTGTGGCGATTGACATTACTTCTCCCTATAAAATTCTACACATTCTGCTAAAAGCCAGAACTTCTTTTCTATTATTTTCTTGGCTCTCTCTAGAGCTTTTTCGTAGGTGGTGTCAATAAGTCTGATAACCACTTTATCTTCGAGATTGTGAAGCGGGTCTTCCCCGTTATAACCGACTATGTGAAAGAGTAAATATTTCATTTATGTGTCCCCCAAGTATCTGTCTTTCTGTGGCATTCTACACACAAGGTTCTACCGTTGTCTATAGCAAACCTCAGTTCTGGGTAATCACACCACGGTTTAATGTGGTCTGCGTTCAATTCCCCGCCTTTTTTACCGCAAAAAATACAGGTGTAAGCATCTCTCTCGAAGACTGATTTTCTCCATAATCTATATTCGGGGGTAAAGTATAACCTCTTTCTCTCCGGTGTTATACCGCCTTTCCAGTTCGAAGCTTTTTCTCCCCTCAAGCCTACGCGTCCTTTTAGGGAGTCGCTCATCTTTTTCTTAGACTCTTCTGTGTGTTTAGAACCCCGTCTATAGGTATTTCCCTTATTTATTTTTCTAGTTACATCTTTCCACTCTTCAAGAACCTCATGCCCTTTGGAAAAACTACCTTTATTAGTCCAACCTTTCTTTCCTTTATTCCACCCATGTCCTAACTTGAGTCCGTCTGGATTTTCACTTGGCTGTCCTTTCAAGAACTGTCCTTTATTATTTCTCATGCATTTAACCCCACTATACAACCTTTGTAAACTCCTGCAGAAGTGACTCTAAACCCAAAGGTATCTGTCTTAGAATTTTCCCCAGTTAATGTAGGAGCACTTCCGCCATACCAGGAAATCCCCGCCCACCACGTAAGCACACCCTGGTCTGTTGTATTTACTATATCCAAAATGAAAGCTTGTCCTACCGTTGCGTTTGAAATAGCCAGAGTCTGTGTTGCGGCGGGCATCGTTACCTTGAACTGACTGCCTAAAGATAGGTCGAGCGTGGTAGTTCCCGCCCCCGCAGGTGCATAAGATGTTAGAATTGTTTTACCTGTCATTGAAGCAAGGGGGGTGACAAATTTTGTGTCATTGGTTCCTAGATTAGTTTCTATCCCTGTTGCCTTAACAGGGATATCCGTAGTACGGGCTACGTTGGAGTCTTCTATTGCTTTGGGGGTGACGTACTTTACGTTATCAGAGCCCGTATTAACTTCCGCTCCCGTAGCCGCCTCTAAGACAACTGCGTTTGTAACACGGTATTCCAAAGAATTTGGGTCTGTTGAGCCGTCTATTCCCACTTTTGCGGCAATAGCGTTTATATCATCAGCCTGTGCATTTTGGTCAGCCGAAGCCACTAAATCGTTTGAGTCGTAATCGTTTTTAGATGCAGGTAAAGCCGCAGGAAAGTTTGAAACCATGGCTATACTCTTTCCTTTCGTGGTATAATATTACCATGAAAATAACTACTTATTGTAAAAAGTGTGGTGTGGCAAGAGTTTTTTCCTGCAGGGCTGAGGAAAAAAGGAAAAATAAAACAGGTTATTGTAGAGAGTGCTTCCTTGAAAACACTCCCAAAATGTCTGATAGTCCTTCTTGGAACGGAGGAACTTTTATAAGAAGTGGTTATAGATTTATTAAGATTCCCGACCACCCGTTTGCTAATAACCTCGGTTACGTTAGGGAGCACAGACTTGTTATGGAAAAGTTTCTTGGAAGATACCTTACTCCCAAAGAAGTTGTTCACCACAAGGACGGAAATAAACTTAACAACTCCGTTGAAAATCTTGCAATTATGGATAACAGGGAACACCCACACACACACGCCCCGAAAAAAAGATATTGCACCCTTTGCGAAAAGAAACACCTTGCCAGAGGTTTTTGCAAAAAGCACTACCGTCAGTTTATGAAAAATACTTTTGGCGTAGTTTGTTGAAGCCATTATTCGTTCCTTATCTTAAATTTAGGGGTATCCATATGTACGTTAATTTTACCACTTTTATCGCTTACCTTTAAGGTTGGTCTTTCCCCTTGAGTGATTGAGCCTGTGAGGGAGTACCACCTGTCGTAGTATTTTCCATCATCATACTTGGAACCCCCGTCATAATATACCGGGGAACCTGTAACTACGGTTGCTGTGGTTGCTTTTAATGTAAATCTTGTCTTTCCTATCTTAATATTAAAAATTGGTATGTGTCTTTTTACTCTTAAAGCGTGTTCTAGTGGGGGCGCTGAGGGAGACGAAGAGATTGATGCTGACATAGAACCTGACACGCTCGCCGAAACTGATGAAGAGACGGACACACTACTTGAAACTGAGGCTGATATAGAAACGCTTGCAGAAACGGAAGCACTCTCGCTTGCTGATACCGAGGGACTAATTGATGCGGACTCGCTTGCCGAAACCGAAGCCGACTCGGAAGCAGATTTACTAGCAGAGATAGAAACTGAAGCGGATACCGAAGCAGAAATAGATACCGAGGCGGAGATACTTGCCGACTCGCTTGCACTTACGCTAGCACTCACACTAGCCGACTCTGAGGCACTTACAGAAGCGGATATGGAAACTGATGCACTGACACTCTCCGAAGCACTTGCAGATTCTGATGCTGAGACGCTGGGGCTTTCAGATGCCGAGATTGAGGCGGATTCTGAGGCAGAAATACTCGCACTCTCCGAGGCAGAAATAGAAGCACTTTCACTAGCCGAGATACTAACACTTGCTGAGACCGAAGCACTAATGCTGGCACTCTCTGAGGCAGATATGCTAACACTTGCGCTGACTGATGCTGAAACTGAGGCAGAAATCGAAGCAGAAATGCTAATAGAGGCAGATATGGACGCTGATTCTGATGCTGAAACGGAAGCGGACTCTGAGGCGGAAATACTGACACTCGCCGACGCGGACGAGGATACTGAAGACGATTGAATAACAGTTGCTGTGTAGTAATACTCTATAAAATAGGCATCTAAGTTAGTGTATATGTTCCAGTTAGAGCCGTCGTACCTGTAAATAGAACCGTTGGCGTAAGGATTGTCGTTGTCCATTCTTAGAAGGTAGCAATTATTATCGTCTAACAAACCTGTCCTACTTACTACAAAATGGTATGTTGTTCCAAAATCTAATGTGGTTCCTTCAGAGAAGTTAAAATAGAAAGTACCGAAAGAAACACTAGAAATTAAAGATGCTAGAATAACGCTTTCCGATGTTACTAAAAGAGTGTTCGGATAACCACCGCTGTCGCTATAAATCTGTAATTGTACCGAATCGCTTGGCGCGCCACTTTTCTTTAATTTTATTGTTATGTTTGCTATATCTGCTGTCTTGGTAGGAATAAAAGATTGTGAATATTTAACAAAATAAGCATCGTTTCTACCAAAAACATCTGAGGTGTCTTCTGCTGTATTTTGTTGGTCTATAGCAGTGTCTGCCGGTACTGATGGGGAGGCGCTTATCGATGTCGACATAGAGGCAGATTCCGAGGCACTTACTGAGGCAGAATCACTGACACCCCCACCAGACGGAGAAGCACTTACACTAGCAGATACCGAGGCGGAAACTGACACAGACGCCGACACCGAACTACTGATAGAAACTGACGCTGAGACAGAAGCTGATTCCGATGCTGATATTGAAATACTTGCAGATACCGAACTAGAGATACTAACAGAAGCAGATACCGAGGCGCTAATACTTACGGAAGAACTGACACTTGCACTGATAGATACGCTTGCCGAGATGCTTGAAGATACCGAAGAAGATATGGATATCGAAGAACTGACGCTAGCGGAAATAGAGATTGATGAAGAAACGCTAGCAGATATTGATGCCGATATACTCAAGGAAGACGACACACTCGCTGAAATACTTACTGATGCTGACTCTGATGCACTTATTGACGGGGATGCCGAAACGCTTGAACTGATAGATACACTAGCACTCACCGAGGAGGATACGCTAACCGATGCGCTGATAGATTGCGAAGCAGACACAGAACTTGAAATAGAAACGGATGAACTCACGGAAGCTGAGATGGATACAGAGGCTGATACCGATGCAGAAATAGATACGGAACTAGATACTGATGCTGAGATGCTCACTGAACTGGAAACACTTGCACTAACGCTAGAAGAAATAGAAATAGAAGCGCTTACAGACGAAGATATGCTGGGCGAAGCTGATACGGAACTAGATATAGAAATACTTGAGGAAACACTAGCTGAGATACTTACGCTAGATGAAACACTTGCAGAGATTGAAACAGATGCGCTTACACTCGCAGACTCTGATGCAGATACGGACGCAGAAATTGAGACAGATGCACTTTCGCTTGCAGAAATGCTCGGACTTGCCGATACAGAAGCCGAAATACTCACGCTTGCGCTAACGCTTGCGCTTATTGAAACGGATGCGCTAACACTTGCCGATTCGCTTGCTGAGATACTCACAGACGCACTTACTGAGGAGGAAATAGACACGGAGGAGGATACTGATGCTGAAATACTAGCAGATATAGATATTGAACTGCTAACACTCGAAGATATTGATACGCTCGCTGAAACGCTGGAACTAATCGAAACGCTAGCAGAGACCGAAGAACTTATAGATACAGATGCGCTGACAGATGCGCTCTCGGAGGCTGATATAGAAATCGAAGATGAGACCGATGCGGAGATGCTAACCGAGGCAGATTCAGATGCCGACATTGAGGAAGAGACAGAAATTGAACTAGAGACAGAACTTGAAATTGAGGGGGATGCCGAGACAGACGAACTTATTGAAACGGAAGACGAAACGGATGCGGATATGGAAACGCTAGAACTTACTGAGGCAGAAATTGACACCGAAGCTGAGACAGATGAAGAAACCGATGCGGAAATCGATATAGAAGCACTTTCAGAGGCACTTATGGATACGCTAGCACTTACGGAGGCGGAGATAGAAACGCTTGAGCTGACGCTCGCACTAATAGATACGCTAGCAGAAACCGAGGCACTTACACTAGCACTTATGGATATGGATGCGCTTTCAGAAGCAGAAATAGAGACACTTGACGAAACCGAAGCAGAGACAGAAGCGGAAATAGATATAGAGGAACTTACTGAAGCTGAAATGGATACCGAGGCAGAGACGGATGCAGACTCCGAAGCTGAAATGGACACAGAACTCGATACCGAAGCGGAAATGGATATTGAAGCCGAAACTGAGGCGCTGATAGATACGGAGGCTGAGACTGAGGCGCTTATTGAGACAGAACTACTGACTGATGCAGATATTGAAACGGAAGACGAAACGGATGCTGAGATGGAGACGGAAGCACTCACAGATGCTGAAATCGAAACTGATGCTGAAACGCTCGCAGAAATTGACACGCTCGCAGATACTGACGCAGAAACTGACGCAGAGATTGAAATAGAACTAGAAACAGAGGCAGAAATGCTGACACTCGCAGAAACAGATGCAGAAATAGATACCGAACTACTAGCGGATGCCGATACCGAAGCGGAATCAGACCCCCCGGTGGAAACAACAAAACTCTCATACCCACTTCCCGCCCCTGTACTCCAAGCTCCCCATACTCCTGTAGCTACATCTTTCCCACGGACTCTCCAATAATATGTACCTGCTGAAAGGGTGGTGCCGACTGTATAGGTTACTTGTTCTGCATCATCCCAAGGGTGTC